GCTGGGGGAGTCATCGTAAACCCGCCCGCCGCACTTACCGCATTTCATGTGAATCTCCTTGTCTTTCTTTACATTATATCGTAAAAGATGAGACTAGTCAATCCTTACTGAAGGTACTCTACCGCCTTGACTGGCGACGCAGTACCGCTCTTCGTGGCGCGAGCTACAGCCAGCGACTTCAGTACGGACAGCATCGCCGCACCAAGAGCCACGCCAAGAGCGCCCTGGTAATCTACCGTGAAAGCGTTGAAGAAATCGTCTCCAGCAACTACCCACAGTGCCAACAGAGCCTCGGCTGCCGTGGTCAGCGCACGCTCAGCGGTGTCTCGCCAAAATGTTCGACTAAACAACTATTTTTCCTCCTCTACTAAAAGATAGGTTTCGTACTTTCTATCTAGGTATATTGTAGCATTACCATAGATATAGCGCAAAAACTTTTTAGCCTTTTTACCCTTTGCGCCAATCTGAAACATACTTCCGTCTCTATAGGGACCGTTTAGTGAAGCTTCAGACTGGTTGATGAAATCCTCCATCAACAGTTTTGTTCCGGTGATTGAGGTTTGAGGGTATGTATAGGTATAAGTTTTACCTTTTTTGGTGGAAGAATAATCATACAGCCCGACACATCCATCACCGTCGAAATACCCTCTGATAAAGGGTGGAACCAAGATTTTATCGTCCACTGGAATTGAGGTCAGTACCTTTGTTTTTCTTGGAACGCACCCCCACCTTATCAGTGAATTGTACACCTTTTCATTGCATATCTGAATTCTCGAAAAATTTCCATAGTGCCCTATCGGAGCGTCCGACTCTACGGCGTTTAAAAATTTTTTCAGGTGGCCTTCATCCCTGTCTGAAAGACAGATTGAGGTTATAAACCTTTTACCATCGGTATAAACACAGCCGTCAGCGTATAGAAACCCAAGCCAATACGCCTTCTCCTCCGAATCTATCTCAGAAAAATAATCGAAGTTACACTTATATGCGTTCCAACTCATGCGCTAAACTTTACTCCATCAATCATACAAGTGTAATCAGGTGTAATTGGAATGATTTGGATATGTGGGTAATATCCGTCTACGGTGAAGGATACTCCCGACTCCACCCGCGCGACCAGGAATGCTTGCCGCCAGTTGTGAACGTTGTCATAACTCGCCCCGGCGCAGTGGATGTCCATCATATGTCCGGCCTCCCAGCCCTCAATGATCTCGTTACGCAAAGGATAGGTCTTGTGAACGTATGCTGCTCGGTGGGAGTGTCCTCTGATTAAGGATACACCGAAACTTTCCATGTCGTTTCTTACCGACTCCCCCGCGTGCTTGGAGACGCTATTGCCGTGGTGCACGTGGACGCCGCCCCACATGTGCTGTGGGCGGTCGTTATAGTGAATATAATCAATGCCCAGCGACTTAAATCTCCACAAGGATTCTGGAGTGATATGCTCCAGTAGTTCTGGCATCTTCTTGTCGAAATACTTCCAAATACGGTCATCGTGGTTGCCAAGCGCGGAGAAGATATATGCATCATTTCCCGCCGCCTCGCGGACATCTTCATAGAACTTCTTGCCGTCCGAGGCGTTCTCGAACACCTTGGCTAATGCACCGTCAGCGGTGAGGTCGGGCGCGGGGGGAAGTTGATTCAGAAACTCTCCCGTTCCACCCTCTTCCCATCGGCCATACTCCGGGAAGTCCACTACATCGCCAGTGAGAATAACCTGATCCCACTTGATCTTCTTCATTACCTTTAGAAATAATGTTAATGCTCGTTTATCATGGTAGGGCAATTGCATGTCTCCACCAATCAATACCTTCATGTCAGTCATATATATCCCTTCTGTTCGACCTTAAGTGTACCCCATGGCGAACCGAGAGTCAAGTCATTCGCCCAACATCTTATGGGCGTGACGGTGTTCTTTCCTATATACCACGAATAGGGCATCTGGGGTGTTGACATCCTTTCCTGGTAACAAATGGTGAACTTCTTCATAACTTTCTAGCACCCGGCCCATCTCTGCTTCCATAACGAGGCGGTGGTATAAGTACCTCCCGCGCCTCGCCTTCGGGTGCTTGGAAGCGACCGTCCAGTAGCCCTTGCTGTTTCTACGCAATGTGGATAAATCCCATGACGTTTCTGGACGGTACTTCACCCTTACATTATAACACGATCAGTAGCCAACCGCCAACACGTGCACGTTGGCCGCGCTTGTGAACTTGGCTCCCTTGCGGGCCGTGTTTAAGGTGATCTCCACTCCACGGTGGTCAATAGCAAACTGCTGGTAACCCCTGATGCCGCAAGTAACGTTCGTAGATTCAGCGGAGTTTACCCCTGTTACTACAATTGGCCTACAACCTGCCGTGAAGAACGACCCAAAACTGATCCCGCGCCTTACTCGCTCACGAGTAGGATTAACTGCCAAGTACGTCACGGTGGCAAGGATCTTCACACCCTTGGTTCGGTTGATGTCCCACCCACGATACGTGATGCGCGGGGTGTTCTCAAAAAGCCAAAACTCATTCGACACCATCGTGTTTAACTTGGCAATATCGGTGCTATCTCCGGTATTCCAGTTGATTCGCTTAAAACTCTCAACTGCCACTCAATTCACCCCCAATGTCGTGAAGATCAATTTCTCGTTGAGAAACCACAATAAACTTTAAACGTAACGGTTTGATAACATCTGGGTCAGTAATTAATAACAGTTTGTTGTTAGAAACAACATACTTTTTACCATCGGCAATATTCTCGATGGCTGTACCATTACGAAACCCCAGCGTTCCCTTGATGGGAAGTGTTACGTCTTCTTCCCTGACCTTGAGGATGTTAAAATTCCATGATTTTAACACCCGGCGGGTTGGAATAGTCAACCTGTCTTTCGTCCGGGTGTAAAAATGTCCGAGTTCTGTCCTGATGCAGAATCCTGCTGGAATATTCACTCCTCGCCTCCTGCGGGCTCTTCCGCTTCCAACCTCTGAGCCAGAAGGGTGTATTCGGCGCGAACATCAGCGATCCTGCGCTCGTAGTCTGCGGTTAGTTCACCAATTCGTTCTTGTAATGCTAAAATGATCAATTTGTCCTTTTCCATAATTACCTCCTAACCTATTATACCAAACTTATCCGTTCGTGTAAATGTGCAGGTCTGCCTGCCAATCTTGGTTGATGTCCATGATGGCTGCCTCGCTACCGTCCGGGTTGTGAAGAGCAAGACCCTTGTATGTCCCGTTAGCGAATCCTTCCATACCGTTGTTGATCTGGTAGTTGTCTGAAACCCCGCGCTTGATCAGGTATTCTGCAATGACCGGACCCGTGTTCGGCTCCCCCGCCGGTCTCGTAGCATAGCCGTGTGGACGAATCATTACTCGGGATGGGTTTTTACCGTGGTTAGAATTCTGGCGACCAAGGGCGAGCATCATTGCCCAAGGTACTCTCTGAACCCCGCCTCGGTTCAGTTCATTGTAGATCTTGTTGCCGTAGAACATCGTTCCTACACCACGAGCTGCACCGGCAGTTGGCCTACCCTGGTATAGACGGTTCTCTCGCCATACTTCGGTTTCCAGAGCGTAGGTGTCGTAACTATCGACGTGCACGGTTACCGGCGAACGTAGCAAGAATCTACTTGCCGAAACCGGCTGCGAGTGGTTGCCGTGCTTGTCGAATGTAACAATCTTGTAATGCCACGTTCTTCCAACGGCTAGCGACGGGATGATCGTGGACATTGTTTTATTGAGGTCCTGAGATGAAACGAAGATTGTCTGAACCTTGTCGGGGGTACTCATAGTCTTCACTTCATCTACCGCATCATTGATGGTTACGGTTGGTGCAGAACTTGCACGGTAAATAATCTTTACTCCCGCGAGGTCTACGGTGGACGGGTTGGTCCAGTAAACTCGCTGCGAACCAACGGTTTCGCTTGAGGCGTCCGCCTCTACAGAAACGTCTGTTACCTGTCCCGGCGCGGTGTAGTCTGGCGACGGGTCAATGTATGCAGTCTCGTAGGTCAATGGGAACTTAGCGTTTACGAATACCCACTGCTTCAGCGGGTTGTAAATGGAAGTTGATGTATCATCTACCGCCCAGGTGGCGGACAGCGAAATCCACTGCACACTAGTTTCGTCAAATCCTTCCGGGCGAATATTTCCATTGCTAAAGACGGATAACCAGCCCTCACCAACATGCGATACTGTAAGTGGCAAAAGTTCCGTCTGGGATGGCCTGAATTGCGCAGGCATGACCGCGCAGTTTGGGTACTTCGGAGTTCCGGCAAAACTCACCCCCGATGTTGAGAGCTGTCCTCGCAAGAACACCTGATTTCCCGTCCGCTTTACTTGGATCGGGCGACCCTCATTTTGCAAAGACCATCCATTGATCGGCGTCAGCGTCTGCCAATTCGTGTCGGGGTATGCCGTTTCATTCGGTCCAAGCAATGGTCGAATTGCAATCTCACCACTGCTGGCATCCAACCTAAACACGGCCAAAGACATGTCTCCACCGGTGGAGGCCGTTCCGGTAATACCCACGTCAAGCGGGGAGTATGGCAATAGTTCCACAAGGTGTGCCGGGAGGGAGGTAAGCGCTTGTCCACCCACTCCCGGATTCCAGTCGTTACCGTTACTCCACTGCACCCGGCCTCGAACGAATAGCCATCCGTTGTTGATGTAGTAGCGCAAGCCTACGGAGTCTGTCGTCCACCCTGGCGCTAGAGGCAGGTTTCTCCACGGCGGGGTTCCGCCGACCTTCAGGTGACCGTGGAACTTAAAGTCTGACGTTACGTTCCGCTCCGAGAAAGGCATGTTTGGCGACAACTCTTCATCATACCATTTGTTTTCAGTAAGCGCGATAAGGTTCCTGCCGCCAGAGTCAGTGATGGATGACCAAATTAGCAATTTTCCAGAGTCATGGTGCTCGGTCGTTCTGTCGTGTAACTCTACGTGAGGCATGTTCTTTCCACCAAGAGTCAGGCGGTCTCCGTTGCCGTCCTCGATCAACTGCATACCCCCGACGATGCCGCTGTCGGATTCCATGATAATCGCCGGGTTGTAACGAGAGTTATGATCTTCCCGTCGTGACGGCACAGACGTGTAATCGCCAAATACATTGTAGTAATTATGTCTTGGTAAACCAACGAATAATCTCGTTGGAGTGTTCATTGCGTCGCCGTTGACCTGAATTACAGCATTTGTATAAGGCTTGTAAGGTGAAGGCGTTTGTCCACGTTCGACCATTACGTCTTTAAACTCATACGTAGTTCCTCCCGGCTGACTACTTATAAATCGCATGTGAACGTAAGGCCGGAAGACATCAGCAATTCCATCCTCGATGTAACTAACCATATGAATGTCCACCCACTCGTTGGCCACGGTGGACATAACAGAGGAGAATCTTGTAACGCTGTTAGGATCTGCGTCATTGCCGATCTCTACAACAAAAGTTGCGGATACAGATGCTCTAATCTTGGCGCTGGCAACAATGTATTCCTCGCCAATTAGTTCTGGGGCGATTTCATCAATATTCGTTCCGCCGCCCGCCCAGTGGAAGATGCGACCTCGGGCGGAGGAACCAATCGTAACCTCTCCAGAGCGTCCGTCTTCTGCCAAGTCCAACACGGTGTCCGGTTCACTTGGTGTGGTGTGCCACGGAACGTGCCCCTGTTGTGTAAAAGGAATAATGTTTGCCGTGCGCGAAGATACACGAATTTCTGCACGGCGGACTGGAGAGTCTACCGGCACGTCATCTGTCGGAGGACGCATGACGAGTTCTTGCTGGGCAGAGTTTGCGTCAAGTTTAACCTCACCCGCCTGCTTCTCGCTCTCCCGCGAACTGAACATCTGGATGCGGGGCTCGAAGTCGTCGCCGGTAATCAGTATTCGCGGCTGTGTAGTGTTCCCGGTTTGCACCACATTCGGTGCCTTGACACCGATGGCCTCGATGATCAGAGAGTCTACCTGCGAAATCGCCGGGGTGCTGTCAAACCAGTCGTGGATGACTGTCGGGACAACGTAAGCTGTTCCTACTGGCAGCGGAATCGGGTTGAACTGGCTTGCATCTTCTACAGGAACCGGCGTGTCGCTTTGTCCCTGGACGTAACTTGTTACAACCTGCCAGCCGTACGGTTCAGCATCATAATCCGTTCCTGCCTCGGCCTCCATGATGAACTGTGGTGTGACTTCGACCAGACTCAACGGGTCTCCGGCGATATCGTATGCCTGCAGGTAGAAGTTGATCTGTGATGATTCAGACACACAGCGCATTGTAATGGACACACGGTATAGAGCGGAGGGGTCTAACGAAACCCCGCGCCCCTCCACACCAGGACGTGTAACCTGACCAAGTTCATCCAACTGAATAACTGTGTTCGATGTCATCGCACCGGCATAGTTTTCCAAGATGGTCGCGGACGTACCGTCTAGTTTCTTCCATGCACCCGGCGCTTCCGCGAAGTCGAACAGGTTCGAGTAAAGGCTAGACTGTGTTGGTCGGTCAAGGGCGCGCATCGAAATCGAGTTGACGGCAAGATCCCTGAATTCTGCATAACCGTCAGACTTGATGATCCACCCGGATTGATTTTCCATGTAGTTGGAGGATTGCATACGGGATTCACCGTCATCTTCATCCCCGGTTGCCGAACCGACGATCAGCGTACCGCGAATCTTGACATCTCCGAACTGTGCTCCACCCTGTAGGTTGATGAGCCACGATGGCTGCTCGACGCCGTTTACAGTGACGGTTTCGCTCGAACGAATCTGGCCGGTGCGGATAGTTCCGCCGTCAATTGTCGTTGAGGACGGCGGGTACCAGGCAGACGGCTCAGAGACATCCGAAGTCTTTTCTTCGACCTGTACACCATCGACATAGAAGGTTGTTCCACTGGCTCCACTGAACCCAAGAGAGAAATCGCCTGTCGTTGGAGCGTACTCAAAGGATTGTCTTGTCCATGTCCCGGCGGGGATTGAGTTGGTGTAAGTTGAGTTGACACTGTTTTCCCTGACGATGGCACTGAAGTCTTCCGCGCCCGCGCCTGCGTTGTATACATAGTATGAAACGATATAAGTTTGTCCAAGATCAAGTAGCATCGTCGGAACATCCGGCCTCGCGTAATCCAGGCCATAAGGGTCGGATGCTAGGAATACAGCCTGCCCGGATGCATCAAACATTAACTTTAGACTCTGGTTTTCGAAACGCTTCTCTTCTGTTGTAATAGTGAATTCAGGATCGTTTAATGTTGAGATAACTCGATCCCCCGGCGCGTCTGCTACATCGCCGGTCGTGTACGTTGACTCGAAGTTCTCAAAACTCGCGTACTTTAGAGGAATGAGATTTCTACCAAGTTGGATATTTAGGGCGCGGGCGTCAATAGATCCCGATTTGATAATAAGATTATCGTCTGTTAGTTGGAATCCATCTGTTCCGCCGCTCGTCTCAAAAGCCTCGCTTACGATAGAACCGCCGTCACCAATTGTCAACTTTGACTTGACATCAAGGTTGTTTACGATACCTGTACCCGCGACGATCTTATTAGCCTCAAGGTTCTGGATTTTAGCCGAACCAATGCTGGCGTCCTCAAAGTATTCGCCAGTTAGCATTCCTACTGTCCATGTGGTTGGATCAGAGTAGTCGGAGGTTAGGCCATCATAATCTACCGCGCGGACGTAAACGTTCAGCGAAGTCTCCGTTGATGGAACGGTAATAAGTTCGGATACTACTACTGGACTCCCCGGCTCGACGGCAATGCTGGCTACCTGGGACTCTGGCTCTGTGTCACCGATCCATACCTCAAGACGAATTACATCGGCTTCTAACGCTCCCCCGGCGTCCTTGGTTAGGTCGTGGGTGATGGCGAAGCCCTGCGTCTCGGACAGGATCGATGGTGCGGATGGCTTAGACGGAGCGGCATTGGCCAATTCCTCGGCCACGACGGACGACCACGCTGAGTAGTTTGCCGAGAAGTCGTACGCCGACACCTGGAAGTCATAACTCTGGCCAACCTCAAGGTCTCTTACGAGCGCGCTTGTTGTATCGTGGTCAACGTTGAGAGACGTGTAGGCTCCGCTCGATCCGGTCGGGCGGTATCTTACCGAATACCCGGCCAGGTCACCGTCCGAAACGGCGTCCCACTCTACGGTAAAGTCTGCCCGCCCACGGCTGTTCATTGAGGCGGAAACCGTGAGGTTCGCCGGTACGCCAGGGGCTTCGGTGTCAGCACCAGCCGACGATCCTGGACTGGCTGAATCAGAGGCGTATGTCGATGGTGTGTTAAAAGCGTCAACGGCAGCCAACTTAAAGTAATGCGTCACGTAGTTGGTGCTCTGGATGACCATGCCGGTTGCAAGACCTCTCCAGATGAGGTTGGTTTCGTCCGGCGTAAAGGAAGCGCTGTCCGTGCTCATGTGCACGCGGTATTCCTTGATGTCGTCTTCGTCTACCGCGTCCCACTTCAGAACCATTGCCT